AATGATTTAACTTATGGCTTCCGTAAGGGTGAGCTTGTAACTATTACAAGTGGCTCTGGCATGGGTAAATCTCAAATGGTCAGAGAGCTGGAACATTACTTGCTCAATGCAACTGATGAGAACATAGGTATCTTAGCTTTGGAGGAGAGCGTAAAGAATACTACGCTAGGTGTTATGTCCATTGAAGCTAACAAACCATTGCACCTCAACATGCAAGATGTAGATGACAGTGAGCTTAAAGGTTACTGGGATAAGACTATGGGCAAAGGTCGTGTGTTTATGTATGACCACTTCGGTAGTACCAGTGAGGATAACTTACTCTCTAAGGTACGCTACCTAGCTAAAGGTTTGGATTGTAAGTGGATTGTACTGGACCACCTGTCTATCGTAGTCAGTGACCAAGAGGTACTTGATGAGCGTAAAGCTATTGACAGTATCATGACTAAGTTACGACAGCTCGTACAGGAAACAGGCATAGGCTTGTTCCTTGTTTCTCACTTGCGTAGACCAATGGGTAAAGGTCATGAAGAAGGTGGACAGATAAGTCTATCAGAGCTTCGTGGTTCAGCCAGTATTGCACAGCTCTCCGACATGGTGATTGGCTTAGAAAGAAATCAACAAGCAGAGGACCCTGTTGTTCGCAACACTACGATACTTAGAGTCTTAAAGAATAGATTCAGTGGACTCACTGGTCCTGCATGTTCTCTACATTACGACAAAGAAACTGGTAGAATGAAGGAAACAGATTCAGTGGGAGAATTTTAATCATGAAACAAATTATACTGGACATAGAAGCTAACGGTCTTAGGCCTGATACTATATGGTGTATAGTTGCAAAGGAGGTAGAGTATGGAACTACTAATGTATTTATTGGCGAAGATATTTTTGAGTTTGCTGATTGGGTACGCCTTAATGGTGTTACTCATATTTGCGGGCATAATATTATTGGATATGATTTACCCGTCTTGGAAAAAATTACGGGATTCAAATGGGAAGGAGCTGTTCAAGATACGCTAGTCATGTCTAGATTGGCTAGACCTCAAAGGATAAACGGTCATTCATTAGAGGCTTGGGGTGAGAAGTTAAAGTTTAGTAAAGGCTCACATGATGAGTGGGATTCGTTTTCTTGGGAGATGGTTGAGTATTGTAAGCGTGATGTTGAGATAACTGCCAAGCTTTTTACGAGGTTGTCTAAATCTCTTAAAGAGTTTAAGGAAGATAGTCTTAACTTAGAGCATGATGTAGCTAAGGTAATCTACCACCAGATACGGAATGGCTGGACTCTTAAGGAGCGTGATGCCAGTCTATTGCTTGGTGAGTTGAGAGAGAAGCTACATAATGTAGAGGTCGAAGTGCGTGAAGCATTCAAGCCCTTAGCTGTATGGGTTCCTGCTAATTATCCTAAAGATAAAAGGTATAATGCTGATGGCTCAACATCCAAACGATACCAAGCACAACTAGATAAAGGTGCTCATTGGCATCCTTTAAGCAGACAATGGGGATATAATATATACCCAGAGTTTAACTTAGGCTCACGCCAGCAGATAGGAAGGTACCTTCAACACTTTGGTTGGAAACCTAAGGAATATACCGAGAAGGGTAATGTTATTGTTAACGAGAATGTACTTAATGGTGTTGATATACCACAAGCTAAACAGATAGCTGAGTACCTTATGTTACAGAAGCGTGTAGCACAGGTGCAGAGTTGGTTAGATAATGTTGAGGATGATGGCAGGGTTCATGGTTATGTTAATTCTAATGGAGCTATTACTGGTCGTATGACACACAGTAAACCTAACATGGCTCAGGTTCCTGCCGGTTACTCACCTTACGGTAAGGAGTGTAGAAGTTTATGGACTGTACCGAAAGGATACAAGTTAGTAGGTTGTGATGCTAGTGGTTTAGAGTTACGCATGCTCGCCCACTATATGAAGGATACGAATTACACCAATGAGATACTTAATGGTGATATTCATACTGCTAATCAATTGTCTGCTGGTCTTGACACTCGTGACCAAGCTAAGACTTTTATCTATGCTTTTCTTTATGGTGCTGGTGACGAGAAGATGGGCTCGATTGTGGGAGCCGGTGCTTGGGAAGGAAAAGAAGCAAAGAAAAAGTTTCTTGATAACACGCCTTCCCTTAAAATTCTTAGAGAGCGTGTTAATGATGCCTCTCGTAGAGGACATTTAATAGGATTAGATGGTAGAAAGATATGGGTAAGGTCTGAGCATTCTGCTCTTAACGCCTTGCTTCAAGGAGCCGGTGCAGTTATTATGAAAAAAGCACTTGTGCTATTAAATAATTATGCTATACTAAAGGGTATAGATTATAAAATTATAGGTAATATTCATGATGAGATACAGAGTGAGGTACTTGATAAAGATGCTAAGGCTTTTGGTGAGATTGCAGTTAAGGCGATTCAGGAAGCTGGTAAAGAATTTAATTTAAACTGTCCACTGGACGGTGAATACAAGATAGGAGAAAGCTGGAATGAAACGCACTAACTTTACATGTGACAACGTAAACCCTAGCCATTACAGGCAAGGAAAGATAGAAGTAATAGACTTCATACTGGACCAGAAGATGGACTACCTAACTGCATCAGCTATGAAGTATATATGTAGACATGCTCACAAGCATGGAGAAGGAGGAGATGGACAGATAGATGACCTCCGTAAAGCAAGATGGTTTATTGAGAAACTAATAGACCATAAACTGGGAGAAAGAAATGAGCAAGATTGATAACTTAGTTCAAGATATATACGACCTAGCTGAAACAAAGAGTCACCCTGCTAGGGTACCTGCTGAACAAATCTTTAAAGACTTCGGTTCCAACATGGAATCAATCCTTAGAGATTGGCTATACCCTAAGGACTTTAGTGGTGGCACATTAAGGATGTCTAACATTGGACACCCTGATAGAAAGCTATGGTATAAACACAGGAAAGATAAGTACAAAGGTGAGCGATTAAAAGCTCACACTTTAATCAAGTTTCTTTATGGTCACTTGATTGAAGAGATGATACTAGCTTTGGTCAAACTCTCTGGTCATGATGTAACAGATGAACAGAAGAGAGTAGAGCTTGAAGGTATCAAGGGTTCAATGGACTGTAAGATTGATGGTCTATTGTGTGATGTAAAGTCTACATCAACCTATGGCTTCAAGAAATTCAAAGAGAACAGTCTGCAATATGATGACCCCTTTGGATACATAGACCAAATCAGTGGCTATGGTCAGGCTGAGGGTGCTGATGAAGCATGCTTCCTAGCCATGGATAAATCAAACGGACACCTAGCTGTAACAAAGGTGGACCTGTTAGATAAAGATGTAGTAAAAAGAATCAAGCATGTCAAAGGGATGATAGAATCAGATACAATTCCTGAACCATGTTATGACCTAGTTGCTGATGGTAAATCAGGCAACATGAAACTGCCTATAGGATGTTCTTATTGTGAGTTTAAGAAACATTGTTACCCTAACATGAGAGTCTTTGCCTATTCAACTGGTCCAAGATTCTTAGCTGTAGTCAACGTAGAACCTAAAGTAATGGAGATTAGAAATTATGAGTAAAGAATATAAATTAATAGTAGCAGATGTGCGTAGCTTTGAACCCCAAGTAAACAGAGCTTTGGACATGGGATGGGAACTACAAGGCATTCCTTTTTATGATGGCTCTAGGTTTATACAAGCTATGATTAAAGAGAAGTCTAAGAAGAAGGATAAATAATGGAGTGGAGATACAGAGGGATGATGGACAAGGATGGTGTGTGTACTATACGAGAGGTTTTCTATGAGCCTGATGGTACAATCAGTAGCTTTGCTGTCGACCCTGCTGTACCCACAGGTGACAGTCCAGATGAGTTAGTATCTAGTATGGCTCTGATGTTGGAAAGTCTACAACAACCCTTCTTACTTGAAGGAGATTTTATACCGGAAGGAGATGGTGAACTTGAGTTTACTTTTATAAGAGAAGATGAAAACAAATACCATTAAATATAGGAACAAGTTTGAAGCCGGTGTTGGTGATAAGCTAACTGGTTGGAACTATGAACCTTACCACATACCATACATAACAAAGCGTAAGTACACACCTGATTTTACTAAGGGTAATATATTAGTAGAGTGTAAAGGATTCTTTAGAGTAGGCGACACACAAAAGTATAAAGCTATTCGAGATTCTTTACATTCACAGGAGCTTGTGTTTGTTTTGACCAATGCTAACAAGAAAGTTAGGAAGGGTTCCAAGATTACTATGGGTGAGTGGTGTGAGAAAGAAGGGTTCAAGTGGTTCACAACAGATACATTGAAGGAGCTAAAGCGTTATGGCACTACTGCTAAATGAACTTAAAGAAAAGATAACCCAAGAGTTTGATGTCTGTCTGCTCTGTGACTTCTTAGATATAGAACCTGAGGAACTGATAGAAAGATTTGACGACAAGCTTATTGATAACTTACATAAATTTAAAGGAATAGAGGATGAATAAATTACCAACTGATTACCAAAACTTTATTGCTCTTAGCAGGTACGCAAGGTGGCTACCTGAAAAGAAACGTAGAGAAACATGGAAGGAAACAGTAGCACGCTACTTTGATTTCATGGAGGTACATCTGAAAGAGAACACTAACCAAGAGTTAGTACCTAAGACTCGTAAGATTCTTGAGGAAGCTGTGCTTAACTTAGATGTTATGCCTAGCATGAGAGCACTAATGACAGCAGGTCCAGCCTTAGCTAAGAACCACATAGCAGGATACAACTGTGCCTACCTAAGTGTTGACCACCCTAAAGCATTTGATGAATGTCTATTCGTTCTTATGCACGGTACTGGTGTTGGCTTTAGTGTAGAGCGACAGCAAGTAAACAAACTACCTGAGGTACCAGAGGAGCTAGTAGATGTAGAAGATGTCATCGTAGTACAGGATAGTAAGGAAGGATGGCAGTCTGCATTCCGTAAACTTATTACCTATCTCTATGATGGTGAGATGCCTAAGTGGGATTTTTCTAAGGTAAGACCTAAGGGTGCTAGACTATCTACCTTTGGTGGTAGAGCATCAGGACCTGAACCATTACTAGACTTGTTTAACTTCTCTACTAATCTATTTAAAGATGCAGTAGGTCGTAAGCTAACTAGCTTTGAGTGTCACCGTATGATGTGTAAGATTGCAGAGGTTGTAGTTGTAGGTGGTGTACGTAGGTCTGCACTTATCTCTTTGTCTAACCTAACTGATGAACGCATGCGTAATGCTAAGTCTGGTCAGTGGTGGTCTGATACCCCTGAGATGGCACTAAGTAACAACAGTGTATGCTACACAGAGAAGCCAGACATTGGTATCTTTATGAAGGAGTGGACTTCTTTATATGAATCTAAGTCAGGTGAGCGTGGTATATTTAACAGAGAAGCGGCAATTAAACAAGTAGCTTCTATTGGTAGACGTGACACTGACCATGACTTTGGTTGTAACCCATGTAGTGAAATCATTCTTAGGGATGGACAGTTCTGTAATTTAACTGAGGTAGTAGTCAGGGCAGAAGATAAGCAAAAGGATATACTCCGTAAGGTTAGACTAGCTAGTATACTTGGTACGTTCCAAGCATCACTGACTAACATCAAACGTCTACGTCCTAAGTGGGTACACAATACAGAAGAGGAAGCATTACTAGGTGTGTCATTAACTGGCATCATGGACAATGAGTTCATGAATGGCGGTAGTACAGACAGAGGACACTATGGTAAGAAGAGCCTACCTGATTTCTTAGGAGAGCTGAAGAAAGAAACTGTTAAGACTAACAAGGACTGGTCAGAGCTACTAGGTATTCAACAAGCTACTGCAACCACAGCAATTAAACCAAGTGGTACAGTCAGTCAGCTAGTAGATAGTGCCAGTGGTATACACACTAGACATAGTGATTATTATATTCGTAGGGTTAGAGCAGACTCTAAGGACCCAATAGCACAGCTAATGGAAGACCAAGGCATACCTGCTGAACCTGATGTAATGAAACCTAACAGCGTTAAGGTATTCTCTTTCCCTATGAAAGCTCCTAAAGGTGCAGTAACTAGGAACGAGAGGAGTGCTATAGAACAACTAGAGCTGTGGCTTATGTATCAAAGATACTACT